GTCGATGCCGGGAGCGCCCAGCGCTTCCTTCAATGGCTTCACCCTGTCCCCTTGAAGGAAGGGGGGTCGCAAGCCATTGGCAGAATGAGGATAAATCTCTTCTTTCAATATTTCAGTTACTTCATGGGGTATGTGTCTGGCTTCCACCCCCACCCACGCGCGCGAGGGTCTCTGCGTGAAATATTGAAAGAAGTCCGCCGCGCCGGATTTCCGTTCCAGGACGGAGGCTTGGGCGGGTACTTCCTTCAAATGAAGGATGGGGGCCGTTGAAGGAAGCATCGTCCCGGCCCTCAACGCAGCGCCCGGAAGCGCATGGCCTTCCGACCCCCGGTCTCCTGCTCCACCGTGACGATGTCACCGCTCTCGACCAGCGTGAGCAGGATGTCGTCGCGGTCGCGCGCCCGGAGCCATTGCGAGGCGCGGGTAAGCTCGGACTTGGTGACGCCTGCCGACCCGGCCTTGCGGATGATCTCGCGCACCCGCTTCAGATGCGCCTCTGTCTCGGTGTCGGCGACGTGGCGCTCGACGGCGTCGATGGTGCGCCGGGCGAAATGGCGCACGAAGTCGATGGCCCAGACGGCCTCCTCGAGCCGGATGACGGGATGGACCGCATCGCGCCCCACGGCCAGGACGAGCGCGACCTTGGCCGCGTTCTCCGCGATCCGGGCGAGGATCGGCGTGTGGAACGTGCCGGCCGCCGCCCTGAGCTCGGCGGTGATCTCCTCGCCCAGCGCGTCGAAGCGCGCCTGCGCGTCGCCGTCCATAGGCACGGTCATCGGATCGACGGCCGTCTCGGGCCCGGAGGTCTGGCCGGCCAGGTTGCCGCTGGTTCGGCCCCCGCCTTCGGCAAGACGTTGCAGCCCCTCGATCAGCGATCGCGGCGATGTGCGCAGCCCGGCACGACGGTTCTCGTCCGGGTAGTCCTCCTCGCTCGGCAGGATGATGAACCGGGCGAGCGAGCCGTCGACGACATTCGCGCCCTGCAGCGCCCCCCAGAAATGCAGCGGCGTCGTCGTGCCGTAGACGCAGAGGCAGGGCTGGACGATGTCGCGCCGCTCGTTCGAGCCGTCCCGGTTGGCGTATTCCGCGCCGAGGAAGACCCCGCAGGCTGCGGTGTAGAGCTCGGTCATGTTGTCGAGGATCTCGGTGACATGGCGCGGGCTGCGCTTCCTGTCGGCCGCCGCCGCGAGGAACATCCCGAATTCGTCGATCTGGAACAGGATCGCCGGCTGACGGTGGAGCGCGGTCAGGAGGCCCGCGCCCGAGGCGATCTTGTTTCCGCCGAGGTGGTGCGCGAGTCCGGCCTCGAAGAACAGCTCGTTGACGACCTCGCGGGCGTGGTTCTTGCCCGACCCGCTGTCCGCGATGCCGACGATGTAGAGGTTCGTGCGCAGGTCGGTCGTCGTGCGGTAGCGCCGCCCCGTCAGCGCGCCGAGGGCGCAGAGGCTGGCGCCCACCGCGAGAAGCGGCTGCGGTCTGCGCGCCGTGTCGATCATGTAACGGGCGAGATCGCCCACGAGCCCGCCCGGGATCGTCAGCGTGAAGGACGGCGCAGGCGGGAGGATCGGCATCGGGGCTTCGGGCTGGGCGAGCCGCGCGAGGAGGCCCGCCGCGGGATGCTCGTCGCCCGCGCAATCCTTCTGGCTGCCGTCGAGCAGCAGGTCGGGGTCGGGGCGCCACCCCTTCTCCGTGGCGAGGTGATAGATCGTGCCGGCGCCGATCCGTGCTGGCCTGAAGCTCGCCCATGCCTTCGCCGTCGCGGCCGGATCGTTTTTGGCCGCTTGCGCCGACCAGTCGGCGAAGAGCGTCGCGCCCTCCTCGCCCAGCGCGCCCTTCAGCGCCATGCCGATGCGCATCCAGCTGTCGTAGTCGAGCTCGGCGTTGGGCAGCCAGGCGAGCGCGCTCCGGATCGCGGCCAGCGTGCCGGCCTGTGCATGCGCCGGCAGACACGGATGCCCGGTCCCGTTTGCGCCCTTCGCACCGAGGCTCTTCGGGCGCATCTCTGGCGGGATCAGCGCCAGCGCCTCGTCGAGGAAGGCGGCTGCCTGTTTGGCGTCGATTTCGGGCAGGCTTTCGATGTCGAGATCCGCAAGCCCCTCGTCCGGCCACGCATAGGGCTGGCCGGTGTCGGGATGCTTGGCATAGGCCACGAACTGCTGTCCGAGGCAGAGCACCTCGAGCGGCGCGCGCCGGATCCCGGCGAAGGGCTCTCGCGTGCGATAGACCAGCAGCCGCTTCGGCGGCTTGCCGATCCTGAGCGCCGGCGTGTCGCCCAGACGCTCGCGCGCCAGCCGCTCGATGCGCAGGGCCAGCTCGCCGTCCTCGGCAATATCGATGTCGAGCGCGGCGACCGCGCCGCCGACGATCCCGACGCCGCAGTCGGGCCAGGTCGACCAGGTCGCCACCTCGATCTCGGTCGTGGCGCGGCTCGCATGCCGGTTCCACTGCGGGTAGTCGTGCCAGGCCGCGCGGGCGAACTGGCCGGGCTTCTTGGTGCCGGGCGCGATCGGCAGGATCGCATAGCCGTTGGTCACGAGACGCGCGCCCACGCGCGCCATCCACGAGGTGTCCGCCATCAGAAGGGCACCTCCGGGATCATGCCGTCGAGCCGGGCGCGATCCTTCGCTGCCAGGTCTCTCAGGTGGTCGCAGTAGCCGGTGATGATCACCTCGACGAAGGTGTCCCACTCCTCCTCGCTGAGTTGGGCGAGATCAGTCCGGCCGAGGCTGTCGAGATAGGCGCCGCCGGCCTTGCCGCCCTCGACCATGGCCGCCGTCTCATTGGGGGTCGGATCGATCATGCCCGACCTCCGGTGGCAGATGTCCTGGCAAGCCCGGCTGCAGAGGTCTCGGCGGTTCGTGTCGCGCCGCGGGTCGGAGACGCGGAAGCGCGCGTCGAACCAGCCCCAGCCGCGGGGCTCTCGATGGCAGACGGCGCAGAGCCCGGCACGGACGTAAGGCATGGGGCGAACCTGTAGGCGGTGATTTCGGTGAAGCGGCCCGCAGGGCGGACGGCGATCTCGGTGGGGCGGCGCAGCCGGTCCGCCAGCATGAGCGCCTCGTCGACGGACTCGGGCACCTCCAGCTCGGGCGCCCGCTCGCGCCACCAGCTCGCGGCCTTGCGGCCCGGATAACCCTCGTGCTCGAAGCAGACCCATTCCGTGTGGAAGGCGAGACCGCAGCGGTAGGTGACTTTCAGCGAGACCCGCCCGCCGCGTTTCTCGTGGCGGCTGAAGGTGACGTCGGTGACGCCGACCCATTGCGGCTTGCCGGTCGACAGCACCTCCAGCGTCGAGGCGGTCGGCTCGAGCTTCACCTCGCGGCCCGGGAACTCGAAGCCGCAGTCGGGGCATTCGAGCGCGGCGATGGCCACGATGGTCCCGCATTTCGGGCAGATCTTGGTGGGTGGCGGCCCGTCGCCCGGACCACCCGGCCGCTTCGGCCGCACGAGATCGATGGGGCCATGCCGGCGGACATTCCCCGCGAAATCGAGGACGAGGCAGTTCTGCTTGCCCTCGGCGAGCCGCGTGCCCCGGCCGGCCATCTGGACGTAGAGCCCGGCCGACTTGGTGGGCCGCAGCATGGCGATCAGATCCACGGCCGGCGCGTTGAAACCCGTCGTCAGCACGCCCATGGAGGCCAGCGCCCTGATCTCACCGCGCTTGAAAGCGGCGATGATCGCGTCGCGCTCGTCCTTCGGCGTCTTGCCGAAAATGGTGGCGCAGCTCACCCCGCGGCGGCGGAACTCCTCGGCGACATGGGTGGCGTGGCGGACGCCGGAACAGAAGGCGAGCCAAGACCGGCGCGTCTCGCCATGGGCGATCACCTCGGCCACGGCCGCGCGCGTGATGGCGTCCTGGTCGACCGCGTCCTCGAGATCGCGCGCGATGAACTCGCCGCCGCGCGATCCCACGCCGGTCACGTCGAGGCGGGTCTTGGTCTGTTTCGAGATGAGCGGAGAGAGATAGCCCTGATCGATCAGGTCGCGGACCGACACCTCGTAGGCGATGTCGGTGAAGAGCGCGTTCTCGCCCTCGTGCAGCATGCCGCTGTCGAGCCGGAAGGGCGTCGCCGTCAGCCCGATCACCTTCAGCGCCGGGTTGATCGCCTGCAAATCATTGAGGAAGCGGCGATACATGGTGTTCGACCGGCCGGGGATCAGATGGGCCTCGTCGATCAGCACCAGATCGGCATGGCCGATGCGCGTCGCCTTGTCGTGGATCGACTGGATGCCGGCGAAGAGGATCCGCGCCCGCGCGTCGCGGCGGCCGAGCCCGGCCGAGTAGATGCCCGCCGGCGCCTCGGGCCAGAGCCCCAGCATCTCGGCATGGTTCTGCGCGATCAGCTCGCGCACATGGGTGACGACGAGCACGCGCTGGTCCGGCCAGGCCTTGAGCACGCCGTCGATGAAGGCGGCCATGACGAGGCTCTTGCCGCCGGCCGTGGGGATCACGACGAGCGGATTGCCGCTCTCCTTCTCGAAATAGCCGTAGATCGAGGCGATCGCGGCCTGCTGGTAAGGGCGCAGGGTCAGCATGCGGCGGCCTCCTCTTCGCGGGCGTCGTTGGTCCAGGCCGAGCCGTCGCGCATGCGGTAGGAGACGAAGTCCTCGCCTGCGTCGCTCACCTCGCCGGGGACGAGATCGGGGATGAACAGGTGCCGGCCGCAGGCGCGGCGCTGGTCGGCAGGGTCGAGTTGCCGACCGTGACGTGCGCAGTGCCAACCGCCCTCGACCGGTGTCGAATGCAGGCAGGACCGACAGGTGACAGCCGCGGCATCCTCGCCGTGGCAGAGCCCGTGGTGGTCGCAGAACCGGCACTCGAACCAGGCGGGATCCGCGCTGATCCGCTCGGGCGGATGCTGGGCGAAGATGATCCGCCGGGCCTTTTCCAGCAGGCGCTCGCCCATCGCGGGGTCGGCCGGGACGCGCTCGATATGCAGCGCGTCGGTGTCCTTGCAGACCGCGACGTAGAGCGCCCGCGTGATGCCGGTCAGGTGCATGTACACCTGCATCTGCGCGGCGTGCTGGGGCTTGGCGAGCACGACGCCCTTGGCGACCAGCTCGGCGAAGCTCTTCGCCGAATGCGTCTTGAACTCGACGACGTGCCAGGTCTTCGGCGCCTCGAGCAGGCCGAGGGCGACGGCGTCGAGCGAGCCGCCGAAATGACCGCCAT